ATAGAGGAGCCACCACATCTGAGTAGGTGGAAGGTGATTTGGTTCAGAGATAGTATCAGTTCGTAGACTGCTCTACTAGGGTAACTCCCCCTTATGTGACTCTGAGGTAGGATGTGGATATGTGAGGATTACGTTCCAACAGTTCTGAGTTGAACACGTTGGAATGTATTTCCAGAGAGGTGATGACGATTCGTGAGAAGTTCGCAGACTCAAGACTCTGGAAATCGAAGTACAAGGGTTCTCACATGGTTCTTCTTTTCATAGGGATTCAGAGTGCCTCTAAGGAACTAGTTAATGAGGTATTTTATTTTCCTAAATATAACTGAATCGTAACTCTCCGTAAGGAGAGGGAGAAGTCGTTCAGTAACTTTTAAGACATCGGTGCGATTCCGATCAGCTCCACCAAGAAACTATGAGTAATATATTAGACATTCAGAGAATGGGTAGTATACTGGAAAGGAAGTCCAGTTCTATGAGAATCCGTGATAGGGACTCTGCCGGAGGCAGAATAACCTCTCAGAAATCTAAAGAATACAAGAAGAAAACCAAAGGACACTACCGCAAGAATTGGGATATTGATCTTTGGGACTAACCCATAGGGTGCCCGTAGTTTGTTGATGGGGCTGCAGAGAGTTCGATTAGAAGATGATGGGACAGACTGAGATTCAAAAACCATAATCGCAAATAACAACGATTATATTCCTGCTGGCCATATTGCAATGGTTGCATAGGGCGCCACAGATGAGTTTTAAGGGTTGCACTTGGAAACAGAAGCAACCCTTTTTTATATAAACACACAGACACACAAAAGGAGAAATTATGTCTAGTAATCCATATGAACTTAGGTTCAAATTACTTGAGATGGCTCAAGGTTATCTTCAAGAAGAACACGACAAAAATATGAACTTTGTTTGGCAAGCATGGGATCATGCAAAAGAACAAGGTGATGCAAGTGTGAAGTATTGGAAAGAACTTCAACCAGAATCTTATACCATTGAGGATATTAAGAAGAAAGCTGCCGAACTCTACGAATTTGTAGAGCAGAAGTAAGCTTTAGCATTATTAGGGATATTTTGGTATTAATCAAGGTATCCCTTTTTTTATATCTACCTACCTATGAAGAAAGATCAGTACCACTTCAGAGAAGGTCACAAACCATTTAAGACTAAGGATGGGTATACTGTTTATACTCTCCATATAGTCTCTGGCCCCCCTCCCCCTAAAACTGAACCGCCTAAGAAAAGAAGGTGGTCGTAGGGTTTTTGTGAGTGCCTCTGGGATTCTCTGGGTTATGGAAACCAGAAAAAAATCCAAGTTAAACACCTGAGAAAAATTCTTAGTAATTCATATAAATATTTAATATGGAAAAATCTTTAAAACAGAGAGAACAACTGGAAGGTTATCGGAGAGATAATCAAGCTAAGGATAAAGACAAGGAAAAGACTGTAAAGGATTTTGCTAAGATCTTTTCCAATGATGGTAAAGGTTCTCTTATAGTAGATAGAAACAAAGACATTAAGCAAACCAAATGAATAATTATTTTATGGGCCAAGATGGATTTTCTTGGTTTATCGGAGTGGTGGAAGATCGTGCTGACCCTAAGAAAGCAGGGAGAGTCAGGGTTCGTTGTCTAGGGTATCATTCATCAAAGACTGAGGATATTCCTACGGAGGACTTGCCTTGGGCTAGTATTATGATGCCCGTTACTGCTGGTGGTAACTCTGGTATTGGAGTTTCCTCACATTTTCTCATCGAGGGTACATGGGTTGTAGGGTTCTTTCGTGATCCTGCAAAACAGGAGCCTGTTATTATGGGTGCATTGCCGGGAGTCAATACTAAGGAGACTTCCAACTTTACTGTGGCTGCAAGTTCAGCAGTAGGCGGAAAATCTAAGGAAGGTGGATTCAAAGATCCTAAAGGAAAATATCCTTCCTCATATTATGTTGGAAAGGCTGATACTAACCTTCTTGCACAGGAAGATCACAACTCACATCTAGCAACTGGAACTAGGACTACAAATGATCCTGCATCTTGGTCTACTGCTTCTGGTGAAGCCAGTTTCCCTTCTACTGGAATAACTGGTTCAAAATATCCCTATAATCATGTACTGGAAACTGAATGTGGACACTTTGTAGAATTCGATGATACAGAAGGAAATGAGCGTATTCATATTTACCATGCTAAAGGAACATTCGTAGAGATTGACAAGTCTGGTAATGTAATGATTAAGACTGTAGGAAATGTTACCAATGTGGTAGCAGGGAACATGGACACATATGTACAGGGTAATTATTCCTTATCGGTTGATGGAAATATGGATGTATATGCAGTAGGGAATCTTACGGAAAAGGTAGACGGAAATGTAAAGATTACTGTTGCAAAAAATGTTGAAAGTGCAATCACAGGGTCATTGACAGAAGAAGTGACTATGGATGTAACTCAGGATTATAAAGTAAACCTTACCACTACAATAGGAGCTCTTGGTTCTATCAAGGCATCAGCTGCAATGGGTGTCGGTGGTTCATCAATCAGTTTCAACTAATGTCACGGCCAGGATCATCAGTCGCAGCAGCAAGTGGTCATGTATTATCTACAAATGCACCAGCAAATAATGCAAAACTAACAAACGAAGGTGCGAGGTCAGCAGGGGGTCTAGAAAATCTAGGTACACAGACAAGTAATACCTTTACTCAAGTTGAAGATATAAAATGTATAGAGACTGTTAGTGTCCCACTTGTCTCTCCGCCGGGAACACCACCATATGATGGTCTGGAAACAGCTGCAGGGCCGATGATTTCGGTTACAAATATATCAGTACCTTCTTCATGGACTGTTCCAGCTACAGGAAAGACTGAAACATTATCTGGAGCTCCTTCTGCACCTAACAATACAAGTTATGGTACGTTTGACCTTTTTCCAGATGTTAAGATTACAATAGCTGCAGATACGAATACAGTTACCGCAGGAGTAGGAGCTGCATCAACAAAAGCTACTATCACAGGATCTATTAAAGAATTAGATGATTGGGTAGTGCCTTGGAATCCAATAGATAGTACACCTAACTTTGATGGTTCTGATTTCGGTAAAGCTAGAAGTTCTGGTTATGGTAATACTGCTTTAGGTGGGCCTGGAATATTTTATATAACAATTACCCTAAAGTTTTACCTATTGGATTTTGTGGATGGCCCAGCAACAGCATCACCAATAATCTTTGATTATCAGATAGGTGTTATAAATAATTATGACAATGATAGGGATGTTTATATTACCAATTATAGGAAAGCTTATGCATCTCTAACTAAAGTTCCAGAACTATCGGAGTGGCAAACATAATGGCAGGATCAATGGCAAGAGAAGGTGACATGACAACTGGTCATGGTTCATATGCACCATCAAAATTTGCAGTAGGTTCGTCTTTATGTCAGAAGGCAACTATTGAAGGCAAACCTATGTTGACAGTAGATGCAAAGTGTGAACCTCATGGTTCATCTTCACCATCTCCAGCTATAATAGGTACAATTATAGAAGGTTCACCAACATCATATGTAAAGTGTGATGATGGTGTATATAGAAAAGTCGCAAGAATTGGAGACTCACTAGATTGTGGTTGCAAGATAGTGGGAGGAGCAAAGACAGTAGGTGCTGGAGCAAATGCATAATAATTAATAATCAAGGTGAAAATGATAACAAATGGAGATACTACAGAAGCAAAAAAATCAGTAGAGACTAGAAAGAAATTAAACTTTTGGGCTAGACTAATATTGAGTTTAGTCATATTTGGAGCATTCTTTATATTACTATATTTACTATTCTTTGGAACAGTTGGCGATACTTATCGCGATATAGTGAACATACTCGTAGGTACATATGTGGCTGTCCTAACTAAGACGGCTGACTACTGGTTTAAAGATAAGGATGATCCAGAACATAAAGAATCACAAGACTTAAATAGCAGCGGAGAATAATGGCTTGGGATGCATCAAGACAGAATCAAAAAAGATCAAGTCGAGTCTATAAAGATTTAAACTTGAACTTTACTACAAATCCAGTTACAAGTGATGTAACTACTGTTACTGATGTAAATGCAGTTAAGAGGTCTGTTCGTAATTTACTTCTTACTAATCATTACGATAGACCTTTTCATCCAGAAATTGGTTCTAATGTTCAAGCATTACTTTTTGAAAACTTTGGGCCAATAACTGCAAATCAATTAACAAGAACAATAGAAGAAATGATTGCTAATTTTGAACCAAGAGCTCGAGTAGAATCAGTAGAATGTTTTCCTTTACAAGATAGAAACACTTATGATGTTAGGATTTATTTTTATGTAGAAAATATGCCAGCAGAACTTATAGAATTTCAAACACTTTTAGAAGCAATGAGATAATATGGCTACAAATTCAAAAGGAAAGATAGAAATTACTGATTTAGATTTTGATACAATAAAATCTAATTTTAAATCATATCTTTCTCAACAAAATTCATTTACAGACTATAATTTTGAGGGGTCTGGTATGTCGGTTCTTATGGATCTCTTGGCATACAATACACATTACTTAGCATTTCATGCAAATATGCTTGCAAATGAAATGTTCATAGATACTTCACTAACTAGATCAGCTTCTGTATCTCATGCTAAAGCCCTAGGATATTTACCAGCATCAACAAAAGCATCTTATGCAACTGTTGATGTTACAGTAAAAGGTGTTCCACTTTCACAAAAAACTTTGGTTATGGCCGCAGGAACAATTTTTACAACTACAGTAGACAGTGTTTCTTATAACTTTGTAACTATTGGAGATCATACTGCAACTTCTGATACTGGAATTTTTGTATTTACTGGTGTACAAATTTATGAAGGAACACGAATTAGATATACATATACTGTAAATTCTTCAGACCTAGAACAACAATTTATAATACCTTCTGCAAGTGCAGACACAAATACTTTAGTAGTATCTGTTCAGGCATCTTCAAGTAATATTACTACAGAAGTTTATACTTTAAATACAGATTACGCCACACTCGATTCAACATCCTTAAAATATTTTTTGCAAGAAGTAGAAGATGGAAAATATGAAGTTTATTTTGGAGATGGTGTTACTGGTAAGAAACCTATAGATGGAAATATTATCATTTTAGATTATGTTGTAACTAATGGAAGTGCAGCCGATGGTGCAAGTTTATTTACTCCAGCATCAAATGTGGGAGGATATTCAGATATTACTGCCTTGGCGACTGCAAGTGCTGGAGGTGGAGCAGAAGCTGAAACTGTAGATTCTATTAAGTTTAATGCACCATTAAAATATGCAGCTCAAGGTAGAGCTGTAACACCAGATGATTACAAAGCAATCGTTCCTACAGTATATCCTAATATTAAATCAATTCAATGTTGGGGTGGAGAAGATAATGATCCACCAATATATGGAAAAGTCTATGTTGCAATTAGACCAAATACAGGAACATCCTTAACCACTACAACCAAGAATTCTATTGTAACAAATTTGAAAAAATATAATGTTGCATCTATCGTTCCAGAAATAGTCGATGCAGAAATCTTGTATTTAGTTTTGGGAGTAACTGCTAAATATAACTCTACAATGACAGAAAAATCTAAATCAGATATTCAGGCTTTAGTTGAAACAACTGTAAATACTTTTAATACAAACAATCTTCAAAAATTCGATAGTGTATTCAGACATTCAAATCTTGTAAAGAGTATTGATGAAACTGATACATCTATACTTTCCAGTACTGCAACTGTAAAGTTAAAAAGAGTTGTAACACCTACTCTGAATGCAATTACAAAATATACAATAGCATTTAATAATACTGTATATCATCCAGCCATAAATTGGTCACAGACTGTTGTAGAATCTACTGGATTTTATTTGTCTGGAAATACTAACGAACAATTTATTGATGATGATGGAAATGGGAAACTTAGAACATTTTATCTTTTAGGTGGTACTACAAAAACTATTACTAATGCAGAAGCAGGAACAATTAATTATAATACAGGAGAAGTGGTATTGACTTCATTCAATATAACATCTGCAACAAATGCCGATGGTACTATTGATGTGACTGTTAAACCAGATTCAAATGATGTTATTCCTGTACGACAACAAGTTATAGAAATTGATACTGTTGCAACAAAAGTAACTGCTGAAGTTGATGATTTTGCAACTGGTAGTGCAACAGCTGGTGTAGGATATTCTACATCTAGTTCAACTGCTCCTGTAGGAAGCACATACACTACATCGTAATATGGCGAGTACGTTTTTAGATGAAAAAATTTCATCCTTTATAGAAGATAAGTTTCCAGAATTTGTAAAGAATGACCATCCTGTTTTTGTGGAATTTCTGAAGGAATATTTTAAGTTCCTTGAGGCTGCAAAGATTACTCTCACCAATGTTCAAGATACAGATCAAATCCTTTTAGAGAATAAACTTACTACTAACTATCTTGCAAATGAGTTTGATGGTACAAGGTTTGTTTATGAAGATTCTCAATATGGTGTATTTCTAAAAGATGAAACTGTTACTGGTCAAACCTCTGGAGCGGTTTCTACTATTCTTGCAGAAGATAATGCAGGACTTGCTCTTTATGTTGAAGCAAATAGATATTTCCAAGTTGGTGAAATAATTACTGGTGGCACTTCTGGTGCTAGAGCAACCATTGGTAAGTATCAAGGAAATCCAGTACAGAATATTCAACAACTTTTAGAGTATGTAGATATTGACACTACTATAAATGATTATCTAGATCATTTTAGAGAAACATATCTTACCGCAATTCCTAATACTTTAGCCTCAGGTGTTTCCAAAAGAAAATTAGTCAAGAGTGTTCGTGACTTGTATCGAGCAAAAGGTACAAGGAAAGGTCATGAAACTTTCTTTAGATTAATGTTTGATGAGACACCTGAACTTACCTACCCTACAGAAAATATTCTTAAAATTTCAGCTGGTGATTGGTCTACTGATACTGTACTTAGAGTTGTTGCTACAGAAAATGATCCAAATAATTTAGTTGGACAAACTGTAACTCAAACAGTCAACGTGGGGTTAGGTCATGGGGTTGCTTCTGCAGCTGTAGAATCTATCCTTCAGTTACAAGAGGGTGAGACAACAGTTTATCAATTAATACTAAACGTAGCATCTATAGAGGGCACATTTGTATCTGGTGCAGAAGTTTCAGGAGTTGATAATACAGATGCAGATTTATCAATTACTGCAACAGTACAACCAGTTCTTATAGATGCAGCTGTAGTAGATGGTGCGGCTGGGTATACTACTGATGACACTGTTACTATTACAAGTGCAAGTGGTCAGAATGCATTAATCAGTATTGTGGATGTTGGTTCTGGCGAGATTGGACAGATAGTAATTGATAATCCCGGCTCTGATTATACAGTAGGAGATCCTTTATTTTTTGACAATACCAATACAGAGGGTTCGGGTGCTTCTGCGATTGTTTCTTGTGTAGGTGGTGCGATTGCTCCAGAACTAGGAGATACTACTGATCATACTGTTACAGGAAATACTCAAAGTGGAAATACTTCTATTACTAATATTAAAACATCTACCCTTTATGGAGCCTTTCAATTTGTAGTACAAGGAAAATTAACTACAGGGTCTACATCCGTTACAGATATTAATACAACAGGACTTGTTGTAGGTGCAACTATTACTGGTACAGGAATTCCAGCAAATACAACTGTAAGTTCTATTGATACTTTAGGAACTAATGGTTCTATTACAATATCAAATGCAGCCACACATGGAGGAACTACTGGTTCTATTAGTTCTATAACAAGAGCAAGTGCAAATGCTCTTGACCATCAACTGGTGTTAGAGTCTGGATCAACAGCTGAATATTCATTAAGTACAGGAGATCATTTCTTAGTGGCGGAAGATGGTGATACACTGGTAACTGAAACTTATTTAACCGATACTGCAACTGTAGTAACTGCATCTGCACATGGACTCACTACTGGTGATACTGTTACTATAACTGGTGCAACACCAATAGAATATACTGCATTAAAAACTATTGTTGTAACATCAGCTACACAATTTACATATGATGTTGAAGCAGGAATTTCTACACCAGCGGGAGGAACTAAAACATTTACTGTTGGAACTATACAAAGATCTCTTACACACTTAGAAGAAGGTACAGGACAAAAATTAACTGGTAATGGTATTCCAGTTGGTGCAACAATAAGAACTATTGATACAGCTTCTACAGGAACAAATAATAATGGAACTATTTCAATATCAAGTAATGCTACAGCTACTGCAAGTGGAGTAACACTTACTATACCTAGTCAATATGGTATGGAAACATTTAATCATATTGTATATGATGAAGGTACAGAAGTTACAGATGCATATACTGGTAATCAGATTGAGATGGAAACTGCTACATTTACAGATCTTAGTGTAGCAAGTGAAGCGGGAGAGGTTGTTAATGTAACTGTATTCAGTCCAGGCTCTGGTTATGAATTGATGCCAACAATTACTCCTGCATCTAGTAGATTAACTTTTAATTCATCTTCACTTACAACTTCTGGAACATTTGCAGTTGGTGAAATAATTACCAATGATGCATCTCCAGCAGTAACCGCAACTATTGTAACATTACAGCCAGGTAAAATTACAATTTCTAAAGCTTCAGGATCTTTTGCTTCGGGACAAGTTATAACTGGAAATCTTAGTAATGCAAAAACAACTCTTACTGGTGTTACTGCACTTGGAGCAAACGCA